ATATATATAATGAAAAGGACTATGATTTTATTTATGACGATAGATTTGAAATGATCGACAAAGGCAGGGAATATAGAGAGCATTTACGAACCCAAGGATTTATGTTCCGGAAGAATACAAATGCCTTTCCATGCTGGAAAGTTATAGTAGATAGAGGTAAGAAGTAATAAACTTAGAGTTTAGCACTTTTAATAACTATTTACTGGGAGACAGATCTTTGTATATAAGGAGACGTATATGTCATCGAATACTATGTTAAAGCAGGCGATTATAGACGCCGACGCCCTACGAGAGGTTGCGCTTAAGAACGCAGAATCGCTTGTGGTGCAAAAATATTCTAATCAAATTAAGGAAGCAGTGGATACGATGTTGGAACAGGACGACCTTATGGCGGACCCAATGGCGATGGAAGATCCCATGGCTGCTGCCGAACCGCCAACCGGACTTCCTGATGCACGTGCTGCTGTGTCGCCCGAAGACGAACCAGAAACTAGTTTGGGCGATGAGATCGAGTTAGCCGCAACGGATGGTGATCGATTATGCCCATGTCCTGACGATGGTGAAGCTGTGGAAATTAGTTTTGATGCTTTGCGCAATCTGATGAAGACAATGGATGAAGAGCCTCCAGAAGAAGAAGGTGCTGCTGAATTAGGTGGCGACGCAGGAATGCCTGCTCCTGAAGGTGAAGAGATGGCAGGACCTCCTCCTGGAGAAGTGTTGCCTCCCGAAGAAGAGGAAGAAATTGCTCTCCAAGAAGACCTAGATTTAGACGAAGAGATCATGATAGAGTTGGATGGAGTGCTGGAAGAGGAAGATCTGGAAGAGCAAGAAAACCTGGGTTACGACTTTAACACCCCGCAAACCCCCGGAGCCGACTCAGCTAGCGAGGGTGATAGCGGCAATACTATGATTGCATCCGACGCCTTAAACATCGGCGCCGAAACTCCCTCCACTACCATGGCAGAGTCCATGCAGAAAAACAAAAAGGTATTAAAAGAAAATACCAAACTTACAAAAACAAATTCAAAAATGCTTAAAGAAAATAAGCAACTTTTAACGGAACAAAAAAAGATATTAAAAGAAAATCAGGAGATGAAAAGTCTCCTCAAAAAACTTGCTGGCAAGTTGGAAGAAGTCAATCTTTCTAATGCCAAACTAATTTATACGAATCAGGTTCTTAATGGTGCCTCCTTGAATGAGCGACAAAAACAACGTATTGTCGAAGCTATTAGTAGTGCCGATTCAGTCGATGCAGCGAAGTCTATTTTTGAGACACTTCAAAGCGCAGTGGGTTCATCTCTTAAATCAAGAGATAAATCACAATCACTGAGCGAAGCGATCACCAGAGGTAACGCTACAACGCTGAGACAAAAACAAAAACAAACAACGCAAGATCCTAATATTGAACGTATGAAGAAACTTGCGGGCATTTAATTCATTTAAGGAGGAAAACAAAATGTCTATTTTAGAAAAATTGACTGAAGGGATCGTTAGTCGTGACCTCAGTCGTGAGAACCATGCTCTTCTCGATAAGTGGGAAAAGACTGGTCTTTTGGAAGGAATTGATGACGGCAATAAGCGTAATGCTATGGCATGTCTTCTTGAAAACCAAGCAAAAGAGCTTCTTCGTGAAGCATCAACTATGGGCGGAACAGGCGCTGGTGGTGATGTTGAAGGCTTCGCAGCCGTCGCATTTCCCATCGTTCGTCGCGTATTCGCTGGTTTAATTGCCAATGATCTAGTGTCGGTCCAACCGATGAGTCTGCCTAGCGGTCTTATCTTCTTCCTGGACTTCACTTTTGGTGGTACTGACAGTCAAGGTGGTACTGGATCTCGTCTAGGCGAGACAATCGGCGAGTCACTTTACGGTGGTGGAAAGGTTGGTTCCGAAATCACCGGCGGTGTATCACTGACGGGTGCTGACATTGAAAAGTCGTTTTACAACTTGAACAATGGTTATTCATCTCCAACTGGTTCGGGCGGATTAACCACCCTCGCTATTCTTGCTTCTGGCACGATTGGCGGACCCAGTGCGGCAGATGCAGCATGTGAAAAGCTCGTTAGGTATGATCCTGACATCGCTTCAGGCACGGCTGTGGCTGTTGGAACCATTACTATTGCTACTGACTTGCCGAGTTTAAATCGGGAAGATTTAGTATCAGTTGTGTTGACGCCCATCACCAATGGTCGACAAGCACGGCGTTTGAGTCAACTGAGCGGCACCACGCAAACTACTATGTTGGTGGTTCTCGCTGGTTCGGGAAGTTCTCTAAGTCCCAATCAAGTGGCTGCTAACTTGTTAGCTGCAAATACTGCTAGTTATGTCGAAGTTGATGACTTTACTACGGGTGGCGCTCTTGGTTCTATCGAAGGTGGTCTTGATCAGTGGGGATTGGAAAATAATCCAAACATTCCTGAGATTGACATCAAGGTGGACAGTGTTGCTGTTACCGCAGTTACCAAGAAACTGAAAGCAAAATGGACCCCTGAATTGGGACAAGATTTGAACGCTTATCACAACCTCGATGCCGAAGTTGAATTGACAAGCATTCTGTCTGAACAAATTGCTCTCGAAATCGACCAAGAAATTTTGGAAGATTTGGTAAAAGGCGCTAAAGCTGGCACTTATTACTGGAGTCGTCGTCCTGGGAAGTTCTTAACCCGCGACACTGGTGCTCGGGTAACAGGATCGGATGTTGGTGACTTTACTGGCAACGTGTCGGAATGGTACGAGACTCTTCTCGAAACCGTGAATGACATTTCCGCTCAAATTCATCGTAAGACGCTTCGCGGTGGAGCAAACTTTATCGTTTGTGGTCCTGAAGTATCTAACATTCTTGAGTTTACCTCGGGCTTTAAAGCACGAGTAACTCATGATGATGATAAGGGCAATGCTGGTGCGGTTAACGTCGGTAACATTTCCAAGAAATGGGACGTCTATGTAGACCCCTACTTCCCACGAAACGTGTTGCTGATCGGACGTAAAGGATCCTCTTTCCTAGAGAGTGGATATGTATACGCTCCGTATGTGCCGTTGCAAACCACACCCACTATCTTTGGTATTGAAGACTTCGTGCCCCGTAAGGGTGTCATGACGCGATATGCCAAGAAGATGGTGCGTCCGGATATGTACGGTATAGTTGTTGTGGAAGATTTGTTAGGTTAATCTGACGAATTTTATAATTAACTGAAAGAAAAGAGTCTTCATATTTGCTTATGAAGGCTCTTTCTTTTTTTGAAAAACTAATTACCATGTGTACTATATAATGTGGAGGAAATAATGTGGCAGTTCCCGTTTTATCACCGAGTTCTAATTCTAGCTTAGTGGCTTTACCCGCAACCGGATCAAAGTCCCTCGTGACGGGTTCGTTGCCATTCGGGGTCTATACGGGCGCCGATTTTATTTCCGGCGCAGTAGACCAAGTGTCTTATGTGTACCGGAAGTTGGGTGGAGATGTTCTGGATATAGAACTTACAGCCAATCAGGTCTACGCCGCCTACGAAGAGGCAGTTTTAGAATACTCCTATATTGTTAACATCCATCAGTCTAAGAATGTCCTCTCGGACCTCCTGGGTAATCCTACGGGGACTTTTGATAGTGATGGGGAGATGCAGGCAGGAACTCTTAATAGCGCTCTAAGCGGCACTGGTGCAGAGTTGAGGTATCCTAAATTTAACTTTGCGTATGCCCGTCGCGTGGCATCGGGCATCTCGGAAGAAGCGCAGGTGGGCGGTGACAACCGCGTCTATTCTGCTTCCCTAAGTATCGTTGAAAATCAACAGGATTACGATCTTCAGGCTATAGTATCCGCTAGTACCGATACTGCCTTCACTTTTAATCGAGATAAGAAGGTGCATATTAAAAAAGTCTTCTATAAATCTCCTCAAGCTATGTGGAGATTTTATGGATACTATGGCGGACTTAATATTATCGGCAATTTGTCGACTTATGGGCAGTACGCCGATGACAGCACTTTTCAAATAGTTCCTGTGTGGCAGAATAAAATGCAGGCCATGGCCTATGAGGACTCTCTCTATACTCGGATCTCTCATTATTCTTTTGAGATACGTGACAATCTGTTGCGACTTTATCCTATTCCCACACGCTACCAATTTGATAATGTATGGTTTGAATTTACAGTAGACGACGATCCTTTGTTTGATAAAGATGGGGTAAATACTGGGATCAAGGGCGTTAACAATATGAATACTGCTCCCTTTGCTAACATTCCCTACATTAACATAAATTCAATTGGGAAGCAATGGATCAGGAGATTCGCACTTTCTGTCTGCAAGGAGATGCTAGGACTCACTCGGAGTAAGTTTGCATCCATCCCCATCCCCGGCGAATCGGTTACGTTAAATGGCGATGCGCTCATATCGCAAGCAAAAGAAGAGATGACTGCGCTGCGCGATGAACTGAAAACAGTTCTAGATGAACTCACCTATCTTAAGATGTCTGAGGATGACGCTACTTTCGTCGAACAAACTCAGAATCTACAAGCACGCATACCGTTAGCAATTTTTGTAGGATAGGGGGTGTTAAATGGCAGATAAAAGTATTACTTGGACTCAACCTACGAATCCTCCCCCTCCTTTGTTTATGGGAGGGAAAGAAAGAGACTTTGTAAAGCAGGTTAATGATGAGTTAATCGAGCGCGTAATAGGGCAGACTATATTGTACTACCCTGTTAGTTTGAAACATACAAACTTTCATCATCTTTATGGGGAGGCAATTCATAAGAGTTTTTTATCCCCTGTCAAAGTCAATGCTCTGATATCATGGGATGGTCAAGAAACCACTACCAACAATTTTGGAATTGATAGGCGCTCTAAATTAACCATTCATTTTCATAAAAGGCGCCTCACTGATGATCAAGATTTGCAGGTGCAAGAGGGTGATTTTATTTTATATGGGAGATTGTTTTATGAAATTGTTTCGCTTAACGAACCGCAGCCTCTATTTGGACAAATAAACCATCAAATGGAAATTGCGGCTACTTGTATTCGGGCACGAGATGGTGTGTTCGAGGGTGCCGCACTGCCCGAGGTTTCTATTACTAAATATGAACTGGCACAAGAGAGCGTACAGAATGTGTGCGTACTGACGATCCCCGATGATTGCAAAATATGTGTCCCCAAACTTTCAGGCGCTGATATTAATTCTCTAGATTATAGAACTTTAGAAGAATTTGATGGTGATCCTACCAAATATATTGGGTACCAGTTCTATTTAACTGATGCAGGCCCTGCTCCTGTGGGTCCTTTTACTATTTCTAATAAATGGTATTTTAACGAGAATGGGGTCTGGTATGCGAGTCCGTTCTATACGACGGTGTAGGTAACATAAAATGACGATAACTTCTAAAAGCGGTGAAAAAATTATAACTTTCCAACCTTCGGATTTGGAAAATATTGATCTAGCATTTTTTACTTGGGTCAACGAAGGACTTAATGTATTTGCTACTTCCAACAGGGGGTGGGAAAAGATTCCTGTTATCTGGACGGCGGCAGAACGCTCGTATCAGAGTAAGCGATCCAAGGCACTCCGAGATAAGGAAGGCGCCTTAATTCTTCCCCTCATTACAGTGGAGAGAACTTCGATAGAAAAGGATTTAGCGTTCAAGGGATCCTTGCAGGCAAACATTTTCCCCATCAATGACTATCGTGGAGGGTCAATTCCCCTCTCTAGAGTCATTAACCAGACCAAAACTAAGAATTTTCAAAATGCAGATGCAAAGAAAGATTATGGACAATTAAATTTTAAGGTGAAGAAGAAGAGCAACAAGATTGTATATACGCATCGATCTATTCCGATGCCTGTTTATGTAACCGTCACGTACAAAGTCATGCTGCGCGCCGAATACCAACAGCAGATGAACGAGATGAGTCAACCAGTGATGGTAAAGACGGGGGGCATCAATAGTTTCATAATGAGACAGAATGGACATCGCTACGAGGGGTTTCTCCAACCCCCTTATACTCAAGAGAATAGCGTCGGGGCGATGGAGACAGAGGAAAGAAATTATCAGACCTCTATCGAGGTAAAGGTTTTAGGGTATTTGATTGGTGGCGAAGCGAACCAGATCAAACCTCAGATAGTGGAGAGAGAAAACGCAGTTGAAATTAAGTTGCCCCGCGAGAGAGTAATAATGGAAGAGAAGCACTCATGGGATGATAAACTGTTTATCGAATAGAGAATAAAATATCTTTTGCTATTTTTCAGAACTATTTAATTGAAGGAAAAAGTAAGCATTAAAGCGTGCGCTAAACAATTTTATTGTTGAATATTTAAATAAGGAGAGCAACCCACCATGTCAGTTGATAAATTTAAGTTTGTATCCCCTGGAGTCTTCGTTGAAGAGATAGATAACTCCCAGTTGCCGGAACTGCCAAGAGGTGTTGGTCCTGTCATTATTGGTCGCTCTTTGAAGGGACCGACTCTAAGGCCAATTCAAGTTAATTCTTTCTCGGATTTTGTAGAAACCTTTGGAGATCCCATTTTCGGTGGAGGTTCGCCTGATGCATGGCGATTCGGACCCAACGTGTCCGCCCCAGCCTATGCCACGTATGCCGCGCAAGCCTATTTGCGCAATAAGAGTCCAGCAATTTTTGTTCGACTTGGCGGGATTGAAGACGAGAATGCACTGAGCACCGGAAATGGACGCGCTGGATGGCAGACTACTGGTTCAGAAATCAGTACTGCTTATGATACCGGCGGCGCCTTCGGACTTTTCATGATACCTAGTGGTACCGGCGATCAGAAGGATGGTGTTTTAAGTGCCATCTTTTACTGCAAGTCGGGCGTAGTTTCCTTGAGCGGCACTTTGGTCGACGGCACTGAAAATCAATCTGGTACTTGTGGGTTGTTCAAGCAACAAGGAAGCAATAACGAATATACTCTTCTAGTGAAGGGCACAGCCCATGACGATGTTGTTGAGAAAGTTGTTTTTAACTTTAACGAGAACAGTAAGCAGTTTATCCGTAATGTTTTTAATACCAATCCCACTCTGCTGAATGCAGATATGAATTCTAACGAAGTTGAAAAAACCTACTTCTTGGGCGAGACTTTTGGTAGAGCGCTGACTGACGCAGTTGGATCCGTTTCTTCGTCTGCCGTGATTTTAGGGCTGACCAGTGGATCTGGTGCTACTCTTGTTGCCCAACACCAGCAACGAATGCAATTAAGCAACCCTGAAACTGGGTGGTTCTTCTCACAAGATTTTGGAACGAGCAGTCTTTATGATCCAGCCGACATGACCAAGTTGTTTAGGTTTGTGGGATTAGATAATGGAGAGTGGCCCCAATCTAATTTGAAAATTTCCATTACAGACATTAAAGCGTCTCCAAATGAGAATGTACCTTACGGCACCTTTACTGTGCGTCTTCGGGATATAGGTGATAGCGATAGTGCTATACGTCCTGTTGAAACTTACGCTGATGTGGATTTGAATCCTAATTCTCCTAATTATATTGCTCGTAGAATAGGCGATATGTATACTACGTGGGCGCCCCTTAAAAATCTGTACCAATCATACGGAAATTATAATAACCAATCGAGATATATTCGTGTTGAATTAAATTCGGCGGTAGATAGTGCCGTTATTGATCCGAAATCACTTCCATTTGGAGTCTTCGGACCTTCGCGTTTCAGCGGGTTTAGTGCGATGAGCGCATCTTCGGGTCCACGACCTTATAGTGGATCAGACGATCTGGCACATCGCTATGTGCTAGGCGGTGTTAATTTGCCGGATTCATTGTCGACTGCATTTGGAGATTTGGTTTTCTCGGGGGAGAAGACAGAACTCCTCACTGCTTCTTTCAACTTCCCAGAAGTTCCCACAAGAACGGATAGTAATGAAGGAATTATAACGAATCAAAAGAATGCTTGTTTTGGAGCAACTACCAATATGGCAACTAGCAATCGAGTAGAACCATCTCTTGTAGACTTGGTACGCAGAAAACCAGCTAACTTGGATGACGAAACTGTCGGTGCAACTGGCGCCGAGTTGCTTGAATACTCTTGGGTGTTCTCTCTGGATGATGTCAAGGCAGGCACCGATGGCGCCCTCGCTACGTGGGTATCAGGATCTCGTCTTGACGGTGATTCCTTTACGGCACTTGGTGATTATAAATCAGTTCTTGATGAAGGATTTAATAAGTTTACTACCGTTCTTAATGCGGGGTTTGAAGGACTTAACATTATTGAGCGAGAACCCTTCCGAAATAGTTTGATGCCCGGTGGCACAACTGCCGCAAGTCAGTATTCGTATGCTTCAATTGAAAGAGCAATGGATGCTGTGCGCGACCCAGAAGTGGTAGAATGTAATATGATGACAATGCCCGGTCTTACGACCGTAAGTTTGACTGATAAACTTCTAAATATTTGCGATGCACGTGCGGACTCGTTAGCTATTATTGATTTAGCGGGCGGATATCGTCCTGAAACCGAGTCTACTGAAAGCGCGAAACTACGATTGGGAAGTGTTTCCGACACGATTAGTCAGTTAGATCAACGGTCACTTAACAATAGTTATGGATGCGCTTATTATCCATGGTGCCAAGTTGTGGATACGGTGACAACGGGTGGATCTTTATGGGTTCCCCCAAGTGTGGTTGCTTTGGGTACGTTAGCAAGTAGCGAAGCAGCAAGTGAACTGTGGTTCGCTCCTGCCGGATTTACGCGAGGCGGACTAACAGAGGGTAGTGCGGGGTTGCCAGTGAGCAATGTCCGTCAACGTCTAACTTCGGAAGAACGAGACGACCTTTATACAGCAAATGTTAATCCAATTGCTCAATTTCCCGCAGAAGGAATTGTGATTTTTGGACAAAAAACTCTCCAGGTAACACGGTCAGCACTGGATCGTATTAACGTCCGTAGGATGTTGATTTTTGTTAAGAGAGAGATTTCTAGAATTGCGGCACGCCTGCTTTTTGATCAAAATGTCCAAACTACGTGGAATAGATTCTTGAGTCAAGTCAATCCATTTTTGGGGAGTGTTAAAACTCGACTAGGGTTAACTGACTATAAGGTTCTTCTTGATGATACGACTACTACCCCTGAGTTGGTTGATAGAAATATCATGTATGCCAAGATTTTCTTGAAACCTGCGAGGGCGATTGAGTTTATTGCACTGGATTTCGTGGTAACACGATCTGGAGCATCTTTTGATGATTAAAAATTTAAAAAACTTTAAAGTGACTACTATTTAGTAGTATAATTGAATTAGAGGAGAAAATACAATATGCCATTCTGGAGTGACGCAACGGGAGCAGACCCGAAAAGACAACATAGGTGGCTTATAGACATTACGGCGCCTGAGATTTCTGATATGATTTCTTATGTAGCAAAAAAGGTCAATAAACCTAAGATGACTGTCGGTGAGGCAGAGCATAAGTTTATTAATCATACCTTCTACTATCCGGGCGGAGTAACGTATGATCCTATTAGTATTACGCTCGTGGATCCTGCAAATCCTCATGCAACTCAGGCACTTTATGATCTTATTCAAGTGGCTGGTTATCGCCTGCCGGGAGATATCACGGCGGCAGACATTACGCCGGGGCATGAAGATGTCTCAACCATCAGCAAACGACGAGGTGTCGGAGCGCTTGGTTCTTGCATCATTACGATGATAGATGGTGATGGTAATGCAGTTGAGCGAACGACGCTTAGAAATGCTTGGATTAAGAGTGTAGATTACGGTGGTGAGTTAAGCTATGAATCCGAAGGACTGATGGAAATCACCTTAGAACTTCGCTTTGATTGGTTTGATATTGAAGTTTTCACCCCGGACGTAACGGGAGCCGACTAATTAGGTTTTCCGGTGTTTAATAATCAGTAAGCACCGATACACAATATATAAAAAACGAGGTAATAATGGCAAGAAAGAGTAATGAGGAGCGTCTTGGGTTCCCCCGAGCGGGAGCTAAAGATTCGGCCGACGTTCCACCTACTATAGTAGGAAACCCAGAAGGATCCACGGATATTTTATCGTATGTGAATCCAACGGAGTTAGTAGATCTCCCTTCAGAGGGTAAATTTTATCCCGAAGAACATCCACTACATAACCAAACTACTGTTGAGATTCGAGAAATGACAGCGAAGCAGGAAGATATTCTTACTTCCAAATCTCTTATCCAAAAGGGAGTAGTTTTAGACAGACTCATACAGAGCGTTCTGGTCGATAAAACAATTAAGGTTGAAGATTTATTGACAGGAGATAAAAACGCTATTCTGATAGCGCTTAGAATTAGCGGATATGGAGCAGAGTATGAGACACAAGTCACATGTCCCGCATGTGATGAGAGTAATAAGTATTTATTTGACTTAACCAACTCGAATCTTACTCCTCCTATTAATTTAGAGGAGTGCGAAGACGAAAGAGTAAAGGGGAATGTGACTGCCTCCCCCGGAGGGCACTACTTTATCACGGTTCCCAGAACTGGCGTTTCAATAGAGGTCAGACTCTTGAATGGGCGCGATGAAAGGCGCATTGTAGCAACTCAGGAAATGAAGCGCAAGAAAAAGTTACCAGAAAATCCACTCACAGAACATTTCAAAACTTTTGTCATGTCCGTCAGCGGTGTAGAAGACAAGGTGCAGATTTCCAAGTTTCTTGATTTGATGCCAGCGATTGATTCGCGGTTTCTTAGGAAAGTCTATGCCCAACTCACCCCCAACATAGATCTAACGCAGGAGTTCGTCTGCGAAAATTGTAATCACGAGCAGGAGATGGAGGTGCCCTTTACTACGGACTTTTTTTGGCCTGACGCATGATTATATGGAAGCCGTGTACGAACAGTTTTTCGTTTTAAAGTATCACGGTGGATGGAGTTTGTTAGAGGCATACAACTTACCTGTTCAATTAAGAAACTGGTTTGTAGAGAGACTCGCCAAACAATTAAAAGAAGAAGCAGATTCAATGAGAAGCGCTTCACGATAATAGAGGAGGCATTGCCTCCTCTTTTTTATGGAAGTATCTATTTATTAGTGTAACCGCAGGAGGGTGTACAATGAAGAACGAGAAAGATTTGGTACCGGTTGTTATTGACTTTACCAAGGCACGAGATGAGGATGGCACACTCAACGAGAGTTGGTGGCTTACTTTTGGTGCTATATTGAGGTGGGTTATGCCATCTTTATTTAAAGGGGGAACGCTTCCTTTAAATCTCACTGGTAGCCCTGCTGATATTAAAAATTTTGCTAATACGTTGGGGCGTGAAAAGAATTATCTTCAATCGTGGCGGGACCACGGATTGGATAGTCCTCAAACGTATGCCAATAAGAGCAAACTCGACGGCGCAATTGCACAATTCGAAAGAACGACAGGGTTAAGATGGCCTTTTGATAGGTAAGGAAAACATAACTAGTGGCAAGAAAGAAAGACAGCGACCAACCGGCAACACCTTCAGGCAATAAACTTCTTCAAGAACAACTGGAGAAGTTGACGAAGAAGAGAGATCTCACTCAGGAGATCAAAGATCTTGAAGAAGACCTTGAAGTTATTGCCAAAGATTTGCTCGACATAGCCTCCGAAAGGGGTTCGCTATCTCAAGCCATGGCGGGCACCAGACAAGATGCCCTTACTTTTGACCTAGAACACCTTCAAATTAAAAACATGGAACTTGAGAAGGAAATCAAGATCTTTGACTTGCAGGCAGAAAAGAATGATCAACTCCTTGCTCAACTCAAGAAGAAAAGAAGGAAGAGCAAGTTAGATAAGAAGGCAATTGAGGACGCCGAAAAAGAAAATGACTCACTTAAAAAACAAAAAAAGAACTTAGAGGAGATCCTTAAAACCCAAAAAGAAACCCGAGCGGAAATTGAGAAAAAATTAACTGCTCAAAAAGCAAATGATGATATCTTGGGTAGCATTGCGATCAAACTGGGATTATCGGCGAAGTCATCGGATAGTATGTTAGGGAAGGTGATAGGCGTAGGATCGGGTTTCATCAGGGCCACCAAAAAAGCAGGTGGACTCAGAAACATGATGAAGCAAATGACGAAATCATTTCTAGATGTGTTTAGTCTTACTAATTTAATTTCTGCTGCCATCGGCGCAATGATGAAGGCAACATTAGAATTTATATGGGCGTCTTCTAAGGCGCAAGCATCATTCAGCGCCACTTCTGGAACTGCTGGTGAAATGGCCAGTTCCGTTTCAGGAGCAATGAACTTAGCAGCGGGCGTAGATATTGCAGAAGCAGGCAAGGCAGCAGAGGGACTGGCAGGAAGTTTTACGGAACTAACTAGCGCGTCCAAAGAAGACGCACGCTCTATGATTCAAACTGCCGCAGAGTTAGAAAGGTTGGGAATCAGTGCATCGACCACTGGAAAGAATATGACATTTCTTACCAAAGCGATGGGAATGAGCACCAAACAAGCAGAATCTAAGATGAAAGGATTAGCAACAGCTGCTTCAACGCTGGGTAAAACTCCTAAACAATTAGCGGATGACTTTGCCTCCGCCGCAGGTACGCTCTCCGCCCAAGGACCGAAGATGGAAGAAGTCTTTTTCCGCCTTCAAGGGTTTGCCAAGAAGGCTGGCATGGAAATGAAGACGGTGTTGGGGATTGCTGACAAGTTCGATAGCTTTGAGTCAGCAGCGGATTCAGTGGGATCTTTAAATGCTATTTTAGGAGGTGATTATCTTAATAGCGTAGAGATGATGGCAATGACAGAAGACGAGAGGGTAGAAGCAGTCAAGCGAGCCATTGATATGTCTGGGAGAAGTTATGATCAAATGGAAAGGTTTGAGAGAAAAGCAGTTGCCAAACAACTAGGAATTGATACTGCGCAGTTGGCACAGATGATGGGGGTTGAAACAGAGGAAAGCAAAAAAGCAGCGGAAGAAGCGGCCAAGAAGGCGCGCCAACAAGAAAAATATAATAAGATGATTAATATGACGGTAGATCTGTTGACACGATTTAAGTTAATGTTCGCCTCTATCTTCCGAAAGAAATCATTAATGGATGCTATCTTAAATGTTTTCAATAAATTCTTTGCCGCTATCAAAAAGAATGAAAAGAAAATTGCCCGAGCACTCGGTACGATTGCGGAGGTAATGGCAGTTCTTATTGATTTCTTGGCGAATCATATAGATGATATTTTTGCTTTTGCCATGGTTTTCTTCTTTATTATAAAACCTATTCTTTTGGTTGGGAAGGTATTGATGTTTCTCCTTAAACCGCTCAGGTTAGTTGGGAAAGCATTCAGTTGGGCTTTTGGTAAAAACCTAGATAAGGGTGCAAAAAAGATTTCTAGATTTTCAAAGTATGTTTTTCGACCACTTAAAAAGAATTTTTTGTTGCTCAAGCGATGGATCTTAAAAACAAAGGTGGGGAAATGGTTTGCTGAAGCGTGGAAAGGCGCAATGAAATTTCTAGGAGAGAAATCCGCCGCCCTTGGAAAGTTTTTTAAGGGACTTCCAATGAGGTTGTTAAGATTTTTTAAACCTTCCAATATAATAGGGATGCTCAAAAAGATTACCATCAAGGGATTGGGCATGTTGTTAGCGGTATTTGATTTTGCATACATTCTCAATACTTTATTGCCGGACAATGTTATTGGAGAGGGATCGTTGGCCAAGAAACTTGCTGCCATACCTACTGCGATTATAAAATTTTTCACGCTTGGACTCATGAGCGACGATACTTACAAAGCTATCATGGATGGTTTTCTGGGTATATTTGATTGGATATCCGAAACTGTTGAGGAGTGGGCCAATTCGGACAATGTATTTGTTTCAATCATCGGCAATTATCTGGGGTTCGTAGGGACTCTATGGGCGAACACGATGGGACTATTAGTGGATGGTCTAGCATACGTCGGGCATCTTATAGAGAGGGTGTTTACTGATTTTAGTGGCATGTGGGATGAGTTTTATGAGTCGATGGCGTATCTTTTCGGTGAGCAAATTCCCGGATTGTTTTGGGGCATCGTGAAGTCGATAAAAGACACAGCAGTAGAGATTTACGAAGCTTTTATGACGCCTTTCCGCTGGATAGGGACAAACCTCCTCGATCCAATAAGTGAAGGATGGGATAAGGTGGTAGCATGGTTCAGCGGCAGTCCCCTGGATTCCCCCAATTCAAGAGGAGGCAAACTTGGTGCAGGATTAATAAGTGGTATCATAAATCCTCTTAAAGACTTCGGTAAAGATGCCGGGAAGGTATTGAGCGAAGGATGGGATAAGGTGGTGTCGTGGTTTAGTGGTAGTCCCTTGGATTCCAAAACGGCCGAAGGCGGCAAACTGGGCACCGGTATTGCAGAGGGAATAGTTAATGCGATTAAATCAGAAGTAGAATCTGTGCGCACTGCCTTCGCCGAGATGTGGGCAGTAATCACCACCGACGCGATTGAAAAGTTTAAGGAAATAACGGAGTCGGTGAATCTCCTGGTTAGTGCTTTCAATAGTATGCCCAATCAGGTGGTAGCAGACTTTGCTTACGGGATGAATTCGTTCCTTGTACCAGCAAGTAAAATAACTAATCCCGATGCACCCATCAAAGTTATTAAGGAAGCAACTAAGTATCAGAAGGAAGTTGCCGCCAACAAGGATAATGTAGATGCGTTGGCGCAGGTGCTTAAAGCATCGCAGCCGGCAGCAGGAGCAGGAGGAGGGGGCATGCCCGAAAAGATGATTATTGAACTGGATGGTCGCCCACTCCGCACACTTGTTAATAAGACACGAGACGCAAAGATAGCGCGTTACGGACCAGCATAGGGGAGAATAAAAGATGGTTTTTACAAATAAAAATTTCACAAAAGAAACAAAGAGTAGGCAAGGAGTGTTTACCGAACGAGCGCAGGCACAAACTGGGCACTTTTTTGAGAGTGCACCGGCAACACTGGCAACTGCCAACAAGCAGGTGATAAAACTATATCATGTGCCGACTAACGAGATCATTGAGTTCCCTGCTTTTCTTACCGACTTTAAAGATAACTATAAGACGGATTACCAAAAAGAAACAGTCTTCGGCCGCATGGATCCTATTGCTACTTTTAAATCAATTGAGCGAACTATTAATATAGGGTTTACTGTGCCCGCTGAAGATTTAAATGAGGCGCGCTCTAATATGCTCAAGGTTAATAAGCTGATTAGTCGACTCTATCCCACCTATGATGATGCCACACCCGGAAACCCCGGAGGTGCCACCACCATCAAGGGGGCCCCCATTTTTAAATTGCTTTTTGGCAACTTGATATACGATGGCGGCGGAGGCGAGCACGCCGCGATAACTTCAGGGTTGCCAGGAATAATTAATGGGTTTTCATATGATCCTATTTTAGAGGAGGGCATGTTTGATCCTCAAGACTTGGCGTCATCGGAGGGCCAAACCACTGCTCAATGGCGGGGAGATCTTTATCCCCAAAGTATTCGTGTATCCTTTGAGTTTACTGTGTTGCACAATAAGAAATTGGGGTGGAATGATGATGGATCTTGGCGTGGCGGCAATGCGGCGAAAGATAATTTCCCTTACAAAGTTCGTGCCAATACTCCCTACGATACTCCCAGCGGATATAATCCTCTTGGTGGTGATCTGTGGTATGGTGGAATCGGCGTTCAACACTTGGGAGACGATTTAACTGCTGACGGACGCGGCGCATGGAGAGACTCGGCCGAGTGTACGCCGCTGAGTGAGTTGGATGAATGCATGACGCCCCCACCTACGTTTACTTATCAGACGATAGATACGTGGTTTAACGCATTGGCAGATGATATTGAACAAGCGATGGCGGATAATCCAAATTCGCAATATACGGAAGAGCAGGTTGCCCGATTGAGAAGACTGGCAGCGCAGAGTCCCGACGGTGTTCGTGCCCGCGCTGATGTGTGGGGCGACACGATGTATGAGCGAGGAATTACTTGGTTTGATTTGCAAACTGACTTGCTCAAAGCGCGCATGGAAATTCGTATCAAGAGAATGCTCGGCCCAACCGGACGCTTTCTTTTGGGTCAGTTTGATCAGTCAGACACCGGAGATTATTCTGGCACCAATGAGTGGTTTTAAGGGAGATAAGAATTTTAATGACTTCACGCTATGATAATAAAGAAGCAGTAAAGAATCAAAGTGAATTATATAAATCTTTTTTTAAAAAGAGGGGAATTAAATTCATTAATCAATTTCGTACTGGCAAGTTAAGTTTTCCGAGCAACAAAGAAACGTCTACCATCAAGCAGGTAGATCATATATGGCGCGCCGGCGATAAATACTATAAGTTAGCACAGAAATTCTATAATGATCCCTCCTTGTGGTGGATTATTGCATGGTACAATATGAAACCCACTGAAGGTCATGTTCATCCGGGACAGGTTATTTCCATACCCTTACCGTTAGATAGAGTTCTAGCTATTTTTATGCGCAACAAGTAGGAGGCGGTTAGAATGGTAGCAGGTAAGGGAGTTAAGTTTGAAACCAACCCCACCAGCAAAAAGGGTAAGGATAAATCACCGGCAGGTGTTCTCAAAGCTACGGCCAAGGAAGCAAAAAAATCTAAGTGTATTGCGGATGCGCGCAGTGATACCGAAAAATGGGAAGAATGTATCGAGGATAATTCTGGCGCCGTTCGTTGGCTTATTGAAGCGGCGGGATCCGTTGGGTTTGGAGAGGGACTAACTGCGGATGACGTATGTCAATTAGAAGCTCTTACGGCATGCGGACTTAACAAAAAGAAGGGAACGGCAAAGGGAAAAAAAGTTTCCAAGTATGATGAAGAACAAACGCGCCTGGCGAAGCAAACGGAACAAGGGTTCTTGCTTCAAAATTTAAGTCAGATTTCACAAGACATTGAACTGGAAACCTTTACTGCGGCACAGGGAACGGAGGGAGCCCGATTTCCCAATCTTATTTTAATTAATGGAATACAAGGTAATTTGGTAAATGTGATGAGTACGAGTCGGCAACTTTCTCCTCTTCTTCATGCGTCCCCCCTCGAACTTTCTAGTTTGATGCCTAGCGTGAAAATTTTTAAGCGTTATAATACCACTGGCGCCGATCCAGAGAGGAATAAGAGTTGGCAAGCAGGGGACCTGGATGAGTTTCGATTTGCGGATACCATTCGGGTGGAAGACATCACAGAGGATCGCAGTGCTTATGGATCCGGAGTGGGTCTTAAGAGTTTCGAGTGGAAAACTACGGGTACAGATGCCTATACCGCTCCTCGCACTTTGATGGCGACGTTGAAGTTGCACTTCCAAACCCTCTCGGACTTGGTAGATTCTACGGCTGGCGCAGGCGGCCCTAAATGGACTGACCTTATGCTGCCACGCCCTGGCAATATGAACTTGGATAATAATTGCAGTGTCGAGGAGGAGGCAGATTTAGGTGTTCCCGTTAACGACGCCGAAGAGGACGTCGAACAAAGTCGACACGCAAAGCGCCGCGAAAGTATTAGAGAGTTTGCTTTGGTGGTAGAAGCAGGGTACAAGTATCCTTCTTCCAATGTGTTTGAAGGAGCCAGCGGTGATGCCTTTAAGAGGGCTATCGATAAATCCAAGGTGGTCCTGGCACTCACGTTGCGCTCACACCAATTTTCTTTTAATGAAAATGGCACCATTGATCTGACGGTGGAGTATTCGGCACGATACGAAGGACTTGCTAATACTTATGCCACCGATATTTTTAATTTAAATGCTAATGGGGAGAATGTGATCGCCCAGAATCTAATGGATGTTGAACTGCAAGTAGCGACTATTCAAAAAGATATTAGTTCCCCCACCGGATTGACCTGCGCGCTTAAAGAGGCGGCCAGCGATAAAGATAAAAATGCTGTCCAGAAGCTGATAGATGAGAAGAAAGAAAAAATTGAGAAACTTAAAGAGAGCATCGACAAACAGAAGAAAACTCTTAAAGTTTCAAATTATGGTAATTTTGTTCAATGGCTTGTGAAAGAAGGTAAACTCTATAGTATTGAGGCGGATGAATCCGATTGGGAGAACGGGGTAGTTCCTAAAGGGGCGGTGGTGAGTAGTGTGGGCAATGATCTGGAGAACGCCTCCATGAGTGTTTACAAGAGTTTGTTGGATAGCGAGACGGGCGATATTAGTTCAGCGGGGTTTGCTCAATTAATGGAGCGCAAGGTTTTTGGAAAGACGCCTACGCCTCGGGGGAAGGTAGAGATTAACTATTTCTTTTTAGGTGATTTGATAAACTATATTTCTTATGCACTTCCGGATAATGCGCCCTCCACCTATCTCCAAGATGCTGCGGAAAAGTATGAAATAGTATTGGGGGATATTGAATTTTTAGATTGGCGAGTTTTTAAGCAAGAAGCATTGCAGATCAAGGCGACCATGGAAGCGACGAACCGTGACACGGCAAATGAAGGTGAGCGTAGTAGGTTGGTGCAATTGGCACGTTCCAATAAAAATTTAGCGTTTCTTCCCATCTCATTTGATTTTTATAGTATGTGGTTTTCTAAGAATGTCATTAACGGAAATAGTGTGTGGACCTTTCGTGATTATCTTAATAAATTATTAAGCGAACTGGTGATGGGAAGCTTACATGCGCGTACCAATGATGAGGTTGGTACCGCAATGAGGCGATTATTTAACGAGAGGAATAGGGTAAGGAGAGGAATCCTTATTGGGCAAAACCCCCTCTTACAGAGGGGCAAATTGATTCATGATCCCACTACAATCGCTGCGAATGGAGAAAATCAAATATGGATTGAACCATCGACCGCCTCGCAGGGCGAGACACTCACACAGTACTTGGTTATATGCGCCACCAAAATGCCACACAGTTCAACAGCGGTAGACGAAGCCGCGAATAAACAGGAAGGGATATACCATTTAAAAATAGGTACGGATGGGGGAATTGTAAAGTCGATTGATTTTCAAAGAACCGCTAAGAGTGAAATTAGGGATTGGAATATTATGAGAGCTTATAATACGGGCGACACCAGCATTGGTGCCATTCTAGAGCCCTACAATGCCACAGTACGTCTTTTCGGGTGCGGGTTTTGGCAACCCGGACAGTATGTTTATCTTAATCCTGCTACATTAGGATTCGGATCAGAACTGGCGCGCCTCTCTCTCGCACGCAAGTTAGGTCTGGGAGGGTTCTATTTAATTAACACCGTGGAGACAGTTATTGAGGCGGGAAAATTAGAGACAGTATTGGATTGTCGTTTTGAATATTATGGTACCCTTCCCGATGAGGCAGGGTCAACCACAACAACCAGCGGCGGTACCCCCACGGGAGAAGAAGGTGCGCAAACGGATATTGGTGATCCGAGTGCCACCGTATAGGAGAAGCGAAAGGTGAAAGTTAGTTTTGGGTCGAATAATTTATTAGCCAGTTCTTCTTTTGAACAGCGCAGCCAATACATAAAGAATTATCCACCGGGGATAGAGCATTATCGCAAGATTGATTTCTGGTATGGGGAAGGAAACTACGGCAAGATTAATACTCAGGGCGATACAATCTATCCCAATCAAGCACATCTGAAGCAGATTCCTGGTACCCCCGATGTTTTTGTGGTAGATTTTGTAGCAGATGCCTATGCGAGTTTTGTAAACGCGCTTCATGCGGAAACAGCAGAAGGTAACTTTCCCGTGTCCGATACTTCTCCCTACCAGAAAGTTTTTGTGCCCCTTCAGGGATGGATGAGCGTCAACGCTGATTATGGAAACCATATTAATAGGTTCTATAATACTAATGTGGTGCCTTATCTGATGACCCCTGCGGTGTCTAAGGATATTGTAGATTTTGATGATTTTATTGACGCATTTACTAGATTAATAGAGAGAGTAACACTTTTAATTCCTTTCACTAAAACTGGATTTGTAAAGAGCAAGTACTCTTCACCACTCGTGAGTGGATTGGTAATAGAATGTGGGGACTATGATCATGGGAACGATTATGTGAAAATAAGTCGTTTTATTAATGATCGTAATTTCGAAGTCTTCAGGGCAGTTGCCAAACAGAATGGATTTGCTCTCGATAAGAATGCACCCTGGCGGTTAGTTGCTGTCCCCGGTTCACCGGCCATGGCACCACACTTAGCCGCCAACGACATAGGAGGAGTGGACGATCTTTTTGCAAAAAGGTACTATCGCACTCACTTATTAGATATTCCTACAATGAAATCTTATTTATTCCAATACTATCGTTCCTTTGTACGTGATTATCCTAAAGTACGCATTCCCGTGGTACGTACTATAAAGTCCAAATCATTTAGCTTGACAAAGGAAATTCCGCGTGCTATAATGGAGTGGGCAGAGTATGAAGAAAGGTATGACAACCTTTTTTGGATTCGACTCTGTGTATATATACGAGCAAAGGAAACAAATCAAGACTGGGATCAATATAAGTTTGATCATGTGGTGCAACGAGCGAGTGATTTCTTGACGCACTCTACTGAGACGGCGGCGTTTAAATATATCAACCAAGAGATGAGAATCGCCGTACCCGATCCTTCCGTAAAGACGCGAAGGGGAAATTTTAGATTCCAGAGAAAGCAAAGATATCGTGAGTATGATGAATAATGTTTTTACAGTATTGGATTCAAAAAAAGAGTGTCTAGGATATTATTACAACGGGGAAATTAAAGAGCAAAAAACACAAGACCAGTTCATTACATGGGACTATAATCCCTACTTCCACGAGGAAGGAACTGAGTATATGCAGTTATATGCTCAAGGGAAATCGCTGAGTGAAGCGTGTCCCGATCATCTCCGCGAAGAGTGGGATAAACTTCAGGAGCGCAAGGTAGCATTTCAAAATGCACTGCTGGTATCTAAAGTAGATCTCACACAGGTATGCACTAACGACCTTATTCCCGGATGGTTTCTAAGAGAATATTCCCAGGTTAAATGCGACATCGTTGAGTGGTGTTTTGATAATCTGCCTAAACCACATAACTATAATAAAGCATTGAAATTAGAAAAATTATTTGGTGAAATAAGGGACTCCCCTTTAAGTATAGATTTAAGTGTCATGAACAACCACCTCTCTTCATTGGTAGTGAGGCAGAATTTGAAGAAGTTGAGTGGAGTTAAAAATACTCTAAGTTACAATCAGTTTGGATCGGTAACGGGCCGTTTGACGCTCGAGAAAAATAGTTTTCCTATCCTCAATCTTCCCAAAAATTTTAGAAAGGTTTTAAAGCCGACTAATGATTTTTTTGTCGAGTTTGATTATAACGCGGCTGAGTTGCGTACGCTTCTGGGCACGATGCAGGTGAAGCAACCGACGGAGGACATTCATGAGTGGAATATCCGCCACCTCTTCAAAGACGGGTGCACCAGAGAAGCAGCAAAGAAAAGAATCTTTGCGTGGCTATATAATCCTCAATCAAAGGATGAATTATTAAACGATACATATGATCGGGATAAAGTATTGTCTAAGTATTGGGATGGTACTAGGGTTCGAACTCCTTTTGGGAGAGAGATAGAAGCGGGAGAACATTACGCTTTGAACTACCTCATTCAAAGCACTACCAGTGATTTGGTGCTCGAAAAGGTACTCGCGGTGCAAGAATTCTTGAAATTTCTGGGCAATGACGCCTCTAAAATAGTTTTTTTGATTCACGACAGTTTTGTGCTTGACATTCCCGCCGAAGCACGATATAATATACCGGAGATCAAAAACGTCTTTGCGTCCACCCGATTCGGAGAGTATAGGGTTGGAGTGAGAGTGGGAAAAGATTTTGGTAGCATGAAGGAGATTGAAGTATGACGTATTATGATAAACTAGTTCGGGATAGAATCCCCGAAATCCTACAGAAGAAAAATAAAGAATTTGTAGCGTATAAGGTAGCAGATGGCGACTACTCCCTTTATTTAAAGAAGAAACTGCGCGAAGAGGTTGAGGAATTTTTAGAATCTCCCTCGGTCCACGAGTTGGCGGATGTATATGAGGTATTAAGTGCCCTCCTCAAGGACATGGACGTGACGATGGCAGACGTTAGAAGGGAACGCGCCATGAAGATAGAAGAACGAGGCGCCTTCAGCGAGCGATGGATTTTAGCAGGGGTTAAGGATGATTAATGTTATTGGCATTGGGCATGCAGGATGTAAGATTGCAGACTCTCTATCCCAGTACCCTCAGTATACCATCTATAAAATGGATGTAGGATTAAAGAAGGGTAAGGGCATTTTCCCCATAACTCAACGATCCTCTACGGAGGAATACGAAGAAAAATTTTCCCCGAAGGTTTTTTCAGATTTAAAAAAGATACGCGGCGATGTCCTGTTGATTGTGGCAGGGGGCGGTTCTATTTCCTCATGCACGTTGCGAGTGATGGAGGCTCTCCAGCACAATAAGATGGAAGTGCTACTTATACGCCCTGACGTATCGTTTTTAACCAAGCACGCAACCACGCTAGATAACGCCGTATTTAATGTCTTGCAAGAGTATGCACGCTCGGGCATTCTGCGGCGATTGTTTATTGTTTCAAACAGTGAAATAGAGAAGGTGGTGGGACAAATTCCTGTTTCTTCTTATTATGAAAAGGTAAACGAAATAATTTCTTCTACCTTTCACATGTTTAATGTGTGTAAGAATTCGTCGCCCTCTTTATCGAGTTTGAGCGAGGGTAGCGAGACAGCGCGCATTTCTACCCTCGGCATCGGTGCACTGGATAATATAACAGACCAGATGTTTTTTCCTCTTAACTATATTAGCGAGAAAGAATATTATTTCGCTATAAACCAAAAGCAACTGGATGAGGATCCTGAACTATTGTCTAATCTCAAGCGGAGAGCGAGGGAAGAAGATTTAACTATTAAAGTGGGGTTTGGAGTATATCCAACCTCATACGAGCAAAATTATATTTATATTTTGGCTAACACAAAAATCATACAAGGAGTAAATTATGATGAGTAAAATATATGCGGGCATGTTCCGCAAGAAAAACAATGATCTGAGACATATGACCTTCGTCAAGTTGGACGATGTACCAGATACTTTTTTGGAAAGTAAAATTAAGGATACTGCCAAAGACCGCTCAATGCCCTCTGGCATGGAGTTGGTGTGGGATTTAGATCAAGCAGATTTCCGGGTCTTTAACTATTCTTCTCAAGTGGGGGAGTTAAAAGAGGTGGAGATGAGCGATGCGGAAAAAAATAAACTTTTCGGAAATAAAGGCTTGACACCCTGATCTGGGTGTGCTATAATGGGGATGTCGTTTAGATAAAAGGAGAAAATAATGGCAATTGATATGAAGAAAATGCAAAGCAAATTTA